CAACGAATGGTGGAATAAGACAGGGGAAGAATCGCCACACTGCGATAGGTGCGGTTGTGGCGAGTATTACGTGGAGTGGCCCTGCGACGTAATCAAGGTGCTGGACTATCTAGACATCGTTGAGCCATTGAGAGATATCAATTGGCTAGGTGGCAAGTGAAGTATCTGCTGACTAATGGCAACCGCGAACTCGCGAAGTCGGGCATCTTTACTTGGTCGTTGCCTGCATTGAATGCGCGCGTCGAAGGGCATGGCAATATCTTGACTTGTCCTAATGCCGGCATATGCGCGAACCTTTGTTATGCGCGAGTCGGGACTTATCGATTCAGCAATGTGAAGGCGGCGCATGTCGCGAAGTTGAAGATGATTCTCGATGATATTAATGGCTGGGAAGCCTCGATGATTGAAGAGTTGAAGGCAAAGCGATATCGCGACGGCAAGAAAGTTCGCATTCATGATTCAGGCGACTTCTTCATTGAGCCTTACCTTGATGCTTGGATACGAATCGCAGAGGCGACGCCGGATGTATTTTTTTACGCTTACACCAAAGAGGTTGGCATGGTTAAGTCGAAGAGCCTGCCGAACAACTTCGTCATTATCTATTCAATGGGTGGCAAGCAAGACAAGTTGGTTGATAAGAATCATGACCGTCATGCTGATGTCTTCCCGACTATCGAATCATTGATTGATGCGGGCTACACCGACCAAGAGGAAGATGATTTATTGGCCGCAACAATGTCGAACAATAAAGTTGGCATCGTTGTCAATAACATTCCGCATCTCAAACGCAAGCAAGGCGTCGCAACTTTCTCTGCATTGCAGGGAGAGCGCGATGAGTTAATCAAGAGGCGAACTAAGTGAGCATCTGGATTAGCAAACTCGTATGGAAGTTAGATTTGCCCGCGACTGAGAAGTTGGTTGCATTAGCGTTGGCAGACTTTGCTCATGATGATGGGACTCAAGCGAGGCCCGCTCAATCGACCGTCGCGCGCATGACTGGACTGAGCAAACTGACAGTCTCTCGTTCAATGCGAAGGCTTGAGGCGATGGGTGTCTTAGTCAAGATGTATGACGCGACTAACCGCAAACCCGCCATTTATAAGTTCGCTGTTGAGACTGAGGCTAGAGATATCACTGCGAGAGGTCAAGTTAAGAGAGCGCAAGTTGCGACTGCGTTGAGCGTAAATAGCGAACGCTCTAGAGAGTTAGCAAGTTACCCTAAACCATTAGATAATCCTTTTATAAAGAACCATGCGATTGATTTAACTGAACAGATTGATATACCAGCGCGCGTGTCGCAGATTCGCGAGGCATTAAAGGCCAAGAACAACACAGACAAGATGCGGTAATGTCGGTATGTGGACTTCATCGAAGAACAAAACGACTTCAGTAATTTATTGAGCGACTTATTCGACTTGAACCTGTCCGTCAATTTGAACATCTCATCAGTCACACCGACTCTGACTCTTTGGCCCAAAGGCCCGAACAGCATCATTGAGCGCATCAGTGACAACTTCATTAGAACTGCTGAATGGTTGCCGGGTGTTTGCGACTCATGTCAACTGTGGTCGATGAAGCGAATCGTTTGTTATTGGTCAGACAATCCTCATGTCTGCAATGAATGCCGATTGCAGATGCTTGAGTTCTTTTCAGAGCATGACAGATGGCCCCGAGTCAAAGTCCCTAACAGAATCAATGCGTAGAAGTCGAGTCAATCCCGTCAGCAAAAAACGCGCCGCAATTGCGGGCGATAGGCGGCAGTTCGTCAGGCGCATTATCGGCGAGCGCGAATGGTGCGAAGCGCGACTTGCAGGCTGTCAGAATCAAGCGACTGATGTCCATGAGATTAAGACGCGCGCCCGAGGCGGCGACATTCTTGATGAGACTAACGTCTTGGCACTTTGTCGGGCATGTCATTCATTCATAACTGTCAATCCAGCCTTCGCTCTTGAGCATGGTTTCGTCGTTCATTCTTGGGCGACTGATGAAGATATGACTGACGCGGCGATTATTCGTGCGAGAACATATGGCGCGTAAAACAGTTGAAGCATCGTTCAAGAAACAGATACTGGACTTGGCGCGCCTCTATGATTGGTTGGTCTATTCAATACCGGATAGTCGATTCGCCACCTTGGCAGGGTTTCCTGATTTGGTGCTGATGAGGGAGAGAGATTCGCGATTGATGTTTGTTGAATTAAAGACAGATGTCGGCCGCCTCTCTCCCCAACAGAAAGTTGTCCTCGCATTGCTTGAGAGGATTGCTGATGCGAATCAAACGATTCAAGTTCATGTCTGGCGGCCTCGCGATTGGGAGTCCGTTCAGAAGTTCTTGAGACATTAAGGAGCAAAAATGAATGACAAGGATAAGTTGGCACCAAAGGATGATGACATCAGGGTATATGTGGGCATTGCAGTCTTCACTCTATTCCTCATCGCTCTAGGACTGACACTTGGTAATCGGTAAGGGCATCGCGGTGATGAGCGTTCTTAGTTCGCTCATCATCGCGCCCCATATCCATCATGCAACTGTCATGAAGCATCATGAAGTCAAGTCGATTCCGACAACGACAACAACGCTTGTTTCAGCATCAAAGATGAATGAATGGGCGAGCGTTGCTTGGTGCGAGACTCATGGCAATTGGAAGCATCAAGGGTCACGCTATGAAGGTGGGCTTGGCATCATGCCTATTAATTGGATTTATTATGGCGGCGAAGAGTTCGCGCCTCATGCATGGCAAGCAACACCAGAGCAACAAGTAGTCGTAGCAATGCGCATTCAAGATGGTTTGCCAACACCAGACCGGAATGGCGAATGTCATGCGTGGTAGCAAGAAGTAAAGCCAAGTCGGCAAGCAATGAGAGAGAGAAACATGACAAAGCAATATGAAGTGAAAGCATTCACGAATGACTTGAGCCATGAGCAATGGCTTGAGAGTCGCCGTGAAGGGATTGGCGGCTCAGATGCCGCAGTTGTCCTCGGATTATCAAAATGGAATACGCCATTGGCATTATGGGGCGAGAAGACAGGAGCGATTGAATCGGAGTTTCAAGGCAATGAAGCGACAGAATGGGGCAATCGTTTAGAGCGTTCAGTCGCGGAAGCATTCGCAGAGCGCGAGCGCGCCGCCGTTGTCGCATACCCAGTCATCTTGCAATCGATTGAGAGGCCATTTCAACTTGCGAATGTCGACTTCTTCATCATGTCAAGCGATGATGACTTTGGCGATTATCCGATTGGTCAGGTCACTGATATTGACCCGAAGAATGTCAAGGACTTTAATCCAGTCGCGATTCTTGAAGTCAAGACGAATGGGCTAGTCGGGCGCGCATCTCGCGAATGGGACAACGATGGCGTTCCAACTTCATATTTTTGGCAAGGCGCTCATTACTGCGCTGTAACAGGATTACGGACTGTCATCTTTGCGGCGTTGATTGGCGGCCAAGGACTTCAGACTCGCGTTCGCAACTATGACGAGGCGACGTTGAACCGATTGAATGATGCAGAATCAAAGTTCTGGTTTGATGTTGAGAACGATATCAAGCCAGAGCCGATTGGACTTCAATCTGACTTCGATGCCATCAAGGAGTTCTACCCTGAAGTAATTCCTGAACGCCAAATTGAAGTCGGCGAGTTCGAGGTTGAGTTGGTTGAAGAATATGTAAAGGCAAAGGCGGCCGCCGATGAGGCAGATACGCGACTGAAGAAGATTCGCGCGCAACTTGAGTTGATTGTCGCAGATGCAGAGGCAGTGACTTATGAAGGCAACACTCTTTACACATTCAAGGCAACCAAAGACTCTGAGACATTCGATACAAAAGCATTTAAGGAAGCGCATCCTGAGTTGGTGGCGCAGTTCATGAAGCCTCGAGCAGGATTCAGAGTGCTGAGGCTCAAAAATGCTGAATGATTCAGATGCTCAGAATCCGGTGTCTGAAGCCCACTGATTCCAGCGTGTTTCAGATTGTTGCAATTATTCCCAAGTCGTGCCTAATATTCATGCATCGGAGATTCGCAAAGCGCGAGCGCGATGAATGAAAGTGGGAATCATGGAAGCAGTAGTTGAGATGCGCAAAGAGGTCGAGGTCGATACTCGAATTGCTAAAGCGCATGGCGCGTGGTATCAGACCCTTGTCCGTTACGAGCATGCAACGGAAGACATCTTCAAGATGGTGGCGCGCAGTCAGCGTGTCACCGACATCGATGAGATGGTGTCGATGATTGAAGCGGGCCAAGTCGAGGCACGGTCCTCTTACTACGATGGCGTTGTTGGCCGCATCGCGAATTGGCGCAACGTGAAGGATGCGCACGTCAAGTCGAACGAAGCATTGCGCGAAGTCGAGCGCGAGTATGAAGGTTGGTCGCGGTTCTATTTAGTCCCCGGTGGCCATGTTCACTCATCGCGCTCATGCTCGTCGTGCAATAAGGGCGACAGCAGGACTCAATTCGCATGGTTGCCGATGCTGTCGGGATTGACTGAAGAGGATGCAGTCGCAAGTCAAGGCGCGATTCTTTGCACCGTCTGTTTCCCTAGCGCGCCTGTTGAATGGACTAATGCTCATGACATCGCCGCCGCCGCGCGAATCGCCGCGCGTTGCAAAGGTTCAGGCAAAGCGCCCGCCTCTTATGCAGTCGGTGGCCGTTATGGCAAGTGCGCAGGATGCGACTCGAATCAATACACGACATCGCGCGGTGTCATTCGCGCTCACAAGAAGGAGTCAAACTAATGCGCAAAGGCTACAAGCAACACAAGTGCAAGACATCGACTTGCGCCAATAAGACTGCAGGCGACTACTGCACCAACTGCATCAATGCGGTGCTGGCTGGTTTGCGATTGAAGAAAGGAATCAACTAATGACTACGCGCACTGATGAATTGCGCCCAAGCGTCATCGACTGGTCGAGGTTCGCATTGGCAGGCATGGCGTATCTTGAGCATCGCTGGAATCAAGATGCGGCGCGCGAAGAGCGTTACCTCGAAGGCGATTGGTTTCACTCGAAGCCTCGCGAATCATATGAATGGGTCGGCAGTTGGGATGATGATGGGCAGAAGTGCGCCTGTTGCGGTTCGAACTTGCGTCAGTTCGTTGCTCTTGTCGATGATGTAAAGATGGAAGCAATTGTCATCGGCCATTCTTGCTATGAGACTTACTGCGAGAGCGCCGCCGCAGGATTCAATCGCCGCCTAGTCGCCGCCAAGCGCGAGTCAGAGCGTCGGTTCAAGATTCAGCGCGCCGAAGCATGGCTGGCATCGCGCGGATTGACTGAGGTGTTCGCAATGCCTCATCACATCATCGTCAATATGAAGTCGCGTCTCATCGAATATGGCGAATTGAGCGACAAGCAAATTGAGTTTGCGAATCGTCTGGCGATTCAAGAGCGCGAGCGCGCTGAGGCTGAGGCCGCCTATATCGCTCAGAATGGCGCGCCTGAGCCTGCGCCATTTGGCGATGAGATTCTCATCACTGGCGAGATTCTCGGATTCAAGTCAGTCGAATCTCAGTATGGCGTGACTAACAAGATGATTGTGCGCGATGACAGAGGATTCAAAGTCTGGGTGACTGAGCCATCAAAAGTTAAGAATGTGACTGACGTTCTTGCAGAAGGCGACAGAATCTCATTCGTGGCATCAATCACGCCAAGCAATGATGACCCATTCTTTGCATTCGGCAAGCGGCCGAAGAAGGCGCAAAAATTGTAATCAAGAAGTTGCGAATCCCGCCATCGCTGGTTTAGGATGGCGGGATTCATCATGTGAAAGGAAGAATGAATGAGCGACAGCAAATTACCAATCGACAGGCTAGAGCAACGCGAGTGGCTTGAGCGAGGCATTCGCCTCGGATTCTGCACACCGTCATGGTGTTATCAGCACGACATCGGATTCCCGACTAAAGAGATGGAAGCGGAGTGGGCGCGCGGCGGCGACCCTTGCGAAGTCGTGGTGCGCATCAGATGACTTGCATCGTCGCGATTGCGAGCAAAGGGCGCGTCATCATGGGCGGCGATTCAGCCATGCAAGATGAGGAAGAGCCGACTCGATTTATTGCGGCGGATACAAAAGTCTGGCGAATCAATCGCAACATGATTGCAGGATTCTCAGGCTCGTGGCGCGTCGGATTGATTGCCCAATCTCTTAAGCGAACTGAATCCGCCTTTGAGTTCCGCGATGCCTTGCGCGCCGCAATGAAGAGCGAAGAATGCGATGAGATGTCGTGGCAGATTCTTATTGGCGTCGGCGGCTCAATTTATGAAGTCAATTCAGATTGGGCAGTCCTTCGATATGCGACACTAAAGCGAATCGGCGCATACGCCGCATCAGGGACAGGCGCAAACATTGCTCTTGGCGCTTGTCATGCAATGCTCAGCCAATCGAATCGCCCAGATGATTCGGTCATCGTGAAGTCAGCACTTGAGGCGGCCGCAATGCATCGAGGCGATGTCATGCCGCCATTCAAGATACTTACAACTGAGCCACAATCTCAAAGTCAAGGTCAGCATGTAGCGCCAACTCAAGTTGCGCGGGCATCACGCCGTAAATATCAGGCCAGCGATGGACCCAGCCGCCAACGCGCAGATACTCAGCCGCCAACGCCGAACATATCCATGAATCAGGAGTCCGAATAGCCGGCGCCCAAGTCGGCGTAATGATGTCAGTCGCAACTGATGCGATTGAAAGGAAGCCATAATGACTGCCGACTTCGCCAAATGCGAACTCAAGCATCGCATCATGATTCAAATGCGCAGGCGGCCGATACACAAGCATCTTGTCATTGACATCAATTAGTTCATCAAGCGCCATATCGTTTGTTACGCCATGCGGTTGCGCTTGAGTTATGAAGATGCGGTGGTCGTCAATGCGAGTGACTATTGCAACATGATTCCATTGACTGCCCATGCGCGTTGGATGATGCCACCACTCTGCAAAGCGAATCGCCTTGCCGATAATGCCATTGGTGTGCGCAAAGATAATGTCGCCGACTTCAATCATGCAGACAGACTACTTGCATCAAGCCATTCAATCAATGGCGCTGAATCGGCCGCATTTTGAGTTATCTGCTGAATCTCTCAAAAATGCGTTCTAAAGCCCACTAATCCCACGCTGTTTCAGATTGTTGCAATTTGTCTCGAATCGTGCCTATCATTGATGCATGAGCAAGTCGCTCAAGGCGCGAGCAAGTCGCTAGCGCCGATGAATGAAAGTGGGAATCAAATGCCTTACCTGAACGGAACACGAATCAGTAATCAATCAGAGCGCCGCATGGCACACGGCTTGTGGATGATTCAGAATGGTTACACCTACGACCAAGCGGCGCGCGTATGCGGTTGGGCGCATGGCCAGTCGGCTCGTGCGGCTCTGTCGCGCGCGCGCTCACTCGGAGTTGCCGCCAACGATTACTCAGCGATATGGGCGTTCGCATCATCGATGGCATCAATCCGCAATGGCGCGACTGGCGCATCGTCTAGCGCGTTCGTTGAGAATCTGACGACGCTTGATGATTGGACTCGTCGCTCATTCGGCGTCGAACTTGAGACTGAGAATCTTTCAGCCGACGCGATGTTGGCGGCGCTTGAGAATGCAGGCTTGCAAGTTCGCGATGAAGGATACACGCACCGTCGCACGACTTGGTGGAAGGTCGTTCGCGATGCATCATGTGGCATGGAAGCAGTCTCGCCAGTCTTGTATGGCGATGAGGGTTGGGATGAAGTTGAGATTGCGATGAAGGCGCTCAAGGATGCAGGCGCTCAGATTCGCCTCTCATGCGGCACTCACATTCATCTCGGCACTGATGACATGCCCGCCGCCGCGCTCGTTCGCATGGTTAAGTTCTATGTCGCCAATCAGGGATTCTTTGACGCGCTGACTTCGCCTAGCCGTCGCATCAATTCGCTCTTGTCGGGTTGGACTCAGCGCCAATTGGATGAAGAGATGCCGATGCTTGAGCGTCGCGTCGTTCCTAATAACGACAACTGGCGCTACCGCACCATCAACACGCAGTCAATGAATCGCCACACGACGCTTGAGTTCCGTCAGCACCAAGGAACGCTCAACCGCGAGAAGATGCAGAAGTGGGGCTTGTTGCTCATGGCTTGCATGAAGTTGGCAAAGGAAGACAAGTTGCAGTTCGTGCCTACCATTGCGCGCAATTCAGAGGGATTCACGATTGAAGGCCGCGCTGGCGCATTCGATGGCTCAGCCGCTGGCTACCGTCAGCGCAAGGTTGAGAATACGCTTGCCAAGATTGTCGAATTGTCAGGCGCACCATCTGAGTTGGTTGACTTTTTCTCAGAGCGCGTTTTGGAATTGAACTAGGTCATCGAGAAAGTAAGGAAGGAATCAATATGTGTGGTATCGCAGGATTCTGCTTAACAGGCGGAGCAAAGATTGATGCGCGAGTCTTGGCATCAGAGTTGTTGTTGGAGATTGTCGCGCGCGGCAAGGATGCTACTGGCGCATCGTGGGTCGACCCGTCAGATGGCGAGGTGTATTATTACAAGCGCGCAGGCTCAGCATGGGGATTCGTGAAAGAGTTGAAGTCGCTGATGTCGCCTGATGTTCGCATCTGCATCTTGCATACTCGCTATGCAACGCAAGGCTCTCCTTCGATTGATGCGAATAATCATCCCATCATTCGGCCTCGTATCATCGGCGTTCATAATGGGCATATCTCAAATGATGATGCGCTCTTCAATGAAGTCGGCGTCAAGCGCATCGGGCAGGTTGATTCAGAGGCGGCCTTCGCTCTTATCGAGTCGGTTGGCTCTGATGCTGATTCAATCTGTGAGGCTCTGCCTCGCTTGATTGGCGGCGCGGCGCTTGCTTGGATTGATTTGGAGTCGCCTGAGACGTTGCGCTTAGCGCGAGTCAAGTCATCGCCTCTGGCAATTGCTCAATCAAAGACTGGGCAGTTCGTGTTCTGCTCTCAGATGAATATGTTGAATCGCGCGGCGGCAAAGTCGAATCTTGCCTTGACGTGGCGCGCTGAAGTCGGAGAGGGGACGTATCTCAAAGTCGAGCAAGGCGCAATCAATGATTGGAGCGAGTTTGCGGCTAGCGGCGCGGGCTATGCGTTGCCTTCATATAGCGCGCCTTCGCTCTTTGCCGATATTGATGATGATGATGCAATCTGGGCGGAGTATCTCAATTCTGAGCGCGAGGGTGATTGGCAAGGCTGGCGCGGATAATCGAAACGCCGTGAGGCGTCTTGCAGTGAATGGCCGCCTGCAACTGATGAGATAGGCCCAATGAAAGTAGGGAAGTATGCCAGAAGTAATCAATGAAGTGGGGCGCGATGAATTGCGAACTCTCGTAAGCGAGTATCGCGGTATCAGCGCCTGTATCGAAGAGCAGGGTTTGCTCTGCTCTCAATTACGAAGCAGTGAAAGTCAGATTGTCGATTTGGCTGAGAAAGTCTTGCGTATGCAAGAGAACATGCTCAGCAATCTCGTCAGCACGATGCGCGTTCGCCGCCTTGAGATTGAGTCAATCCCATACGTCAATGATGAGGATGCAGTTGTCGTTGCATGGGCATCAGCGCAGGCGATGTCGTTCAAGAGTTAAGCATCAAGAATCGAAACGCCGAGAGGCGTCTTGGCAAGGTTCGCCGCTTGCCGACTGATGAGATAGGCGCAATGAAAGTAGGGAATCATGAAGCAGTTTATGAAGCAGTGGGATGGTTGGAAAGTGTTTCAAGAGGTGTATCCGAATGACTCTGACAATCTGCAACATATGACGGTCGTCAAGCGATTCGATTCAGATGATTACACCATCACAGTCAATGCGACTCACAACATTGATATTGTCGATGATGTCATCATTCAGTGGTTCACGCTATCGACTGATGTTGATGGCGCAGATGTATTCGCATTCAATGGCGCATACAATCTTGAGACACCATTCCCATCGCTTGAGTCAGCCGAGAAGAAACTCACGCCCGAGTTCTTTGAATGGTTGATTGAGCGCGCAACGAGTCAGGAGATGCTCTAATGCCGCAGGAACGGAAAGTATGCGAGTTCTGTGCGCAGGACTTTGCGATTACCAATGTCTATGAGCATCGTCGCATTTGTAAGACGCGCCGCAGTCATGGCGGCAACGTCGTCGGCATTCGAACGAATCCGCGAACAGGCTCAATCATTAGGCTCTGGCAACCAGCGCCTCAGCGCAATCAATTCTTCAAGGGATGGATGAAAGAGGCTGGGACGTTGTTTGGGATTGATAATGCGTCATGGATGCTTGAATGCATAACGCATCGCGATTCATTCAGCACCGATAGTCAGATGCTTGAACTCTTCCCATTCTATAAAGAGTTTGCAAACTATGCCTCAGCGCGCCGAGCAATGGCGAACAGCGAATCATGGTGTGCAGAATGCCGATGGATGAACGAGTCTGAATGCAAGGTTGCGCGCAACACGGGCAAGTCTCAGTTGAATAAATGGGCGGCAATCATCGTAGAGCAATCGCGATTCGCAGATGACGACACGACTTATTTATTCATGGGCGAACGCTCAATCTATTCAGGATTGTCGGAAGAATCGCCTGAGTGTCAATGCGATATGGACCATGACTTTGAAGAGCATGATTCGTCATGCGCATCGCGCGAGCGGCCGCCGTTCTACCAGATGTTGAGAGGCCGTAAGCCATACCGCAAGGTTTGGTTCAACTGGGTGAAGACGGGCTACCGACTGCCGATATCGCGAGCGCAAGAATCAGTCGAATTACCAATCAAGGTTTATATCGATGGCCGTCATGGCGCGTTCGTCTTGATAAGTCTGATTTATGAAACTCGGCCTGATTCAAACCGGACATATAGCCGCGAGCAATACCAATTCGTTTATGCGACTGTTGCGCCTGCAAAGCGAGGGGCCGTTGTTGATTGGGATGCGGCGAAGGTTGAGTTGATGCCCCTATCGCGCATTATGCGATTCACTGAGGCGAATCGATTAGCGACGCGGCGTATCCGCAATGCTCAAGTGACGAGCGCGAGTCAAGCCGACATCACGATGACTCCTGATGCATCTCAGGCGGCCAACGAAGAGAGGCGCGAAGCGCGCGAGCAATTCGAGCGAATTATCTCGCATGAGATGGATGCGAGCATCTGGCGAGCATAGATACCAGCAATATTGCAGAATCCCCCTCAGACGGCCTAGATTGCGTTTTAAGCCGGTTTGAGGGGGTTCAGCATGAATGCCTCTAGGGGCGCTCTAACGTCCGGGAGAATCGCCCCTACGCGGAGATTGAGGGGCGCATTCTCGCCGGATTCCCTGATTCAGCCGCGATGGAGAGTGAGAGACATCGCGCTGAGCCAAGAATCAATCGAGCCAGATGAGATGCTCAGATGTCACTTGCCCAACGACTGGGTCGATGAAGTTGAGGCGCTGGCCCGGCCGACCTGTTGCGGCGACAAACTCGCGCGCATACTCATTATCTGATTCAGTCGAAGGCGATACGAACACTCGCCCACCGCGCGGGATTGGCAAGACTAAAGGCTGATGCCAATGGCCCATGTAGCAGTCTGCCCATTGGCCGGGGACGACGCCCGTCGCCCATGCACTGACTTTGCGAAGGATTCCGAATGCGGGAGTCCCGCCGCCGAATGACTTGACTTCGTCGCCATGAACTAATAATGCCGAGTAGTTGCCGACGACTGCCATGTTGTACCAATTAGTCGAGATGTTCCAAGTGACATTCTTTAAGTCGCTTGTCGCGTTCGCGGTAATTCGATAACCCATGAGGTCGACATTATCTTGAGCGGGCAATTCACCCTTGCGCCCAATGCGGCCATGATTGCCATACTCGGTGAAGACTTCGACCTCTTCGAAGTTGGCGGCCATTGTTCTAACAACCGACTCCATTAAGTTTGCTGTGAAGAATAATTGCTCATACAAAGTCGCATCGACTTCAAAAGGCTGGCCGGGGAAGATTGAAACTCCCTCAACCATATCGCCTGTGAATGCAATGACGCACTTTCTAATCGGGTGGTCGGCGCGCTGAATATCAGTAATCTTGAGAACTTTCTGAATTAATTTACCGACTCGCGTTGCCGCAATATCTGATGAATATGAAACAGTCCTCTTACCAGTCTGCCAATCAGACAAGTGCAAGAACGCGACTTCACCTTTAGGTTTGCGCTTATCAACTTTTGGCGCAATGACTTCTGGCCTACTCACCATCAATGCGGCCTCACGCGCGGCAAGATGAACCGCTTCAACTAATTCTTTATTGCGGCCCTTGGCTTCCTTCAGTTGTTTTGAAAGTCGCTCAGCAATTTTGCGCAACGCTTCCTTCTCATCAATGCCTTCGAACTCTGATAGGTCAGCCATTGCAAACACATGTCTTTTGTCGGTGACGCCATACGCTGTTATCGCTAACGCTGATGTCGCGCGCGCGTAGCCATTGAACGATTGCGGTATGAGTTATGCCCGGAGTTGCAAGGGCTTCCTCAAACCTCTCTTTATCCTCTTCATCAAGCAAGGCGACTGTCTTTGCAACCAGACAATCCTTTTTTGCCTTATTCATAATTGTCTTGAACTCAGTCAAGTCCGACATAGTCACTTCCTCTCAATCAACTCTCAGAGATAACTCTACAGGCTGATTGATTGATTCGCAACTGTTATGGAGTTTTCTGTAACGACCTTGGTTCTAGTTGAATCTGCGTGCAATGCCGTTGGTGTCGCGCGCCATGTAATGACCCAAGGCCCATGAAGGCCAGTCGTGTCAATATCCGCGTGATAAGTCCCAACTGCATCGCGAACGATTGTCCCTGTCGAGTCGCCGGTCCCGTTGATATAAATAAACGAAACAGGGTTTTGGCCAGCGACTTGATATGCAAAAGTGACTTGGTCCGGGTCAATGACGGTCCCAGCAATTGAGGTGAAAGGCGTCTTGGTATAGAACCTGATGATTGAACCTTCATAAATAATTTGTGACATCTCAATTCCTCACTAACACAATATGGTCGCCAACGACAAGAGGCAACTCGGTTATGCCCAATACGACAGGCACGACATCTGAGCCTACTGCATTACCAGTCTTGATTGCGCCGGATACGGTAGCGGTCGAATCTGAGCCAATGACATTGGCAATGATTGCCGCGCCCTTTGCGACTCCGGGGCGACCAACGTAGAAGGCGCTTGATGCCGCCTTGACGATTGCAATAGCCGTCGCCTTTGCCCGCCGAATATACGTCACGCTCTTCCGCGAACCAATAGCGTAGGTCGATATCGTCGCAACGTTACGAAAGACGAGTTTGCGGCGGGTCACTTTGACAGCAACTACCTGAGTTGATTTTGCTGACCGTCTGAATGATGACTGCTTGATTGCGCGCGCGCTTGAGGCCATAGTCGCGATGACGAGTCTGCCGAATGTCGGGAAGTCAGTTATTGCTTGAATCACTGATGCTTTGACGAACTTGGACATGCGCGCAATTTTGAGGACTGATGCTGATTGAAAGTTTGCCGCCTTGACAGCCCGATTTTTTGTCAAGATTTTTGCAATTGAGATAGTTCGCATTTGACTAGCATTTGCGCTCCTAGTCTTATTGTTCGCTTTACTAACTCGCGCATCATTAATCCAAACCAATGATGCCAATCGAATCTTCAATGACGATTTAGCAATTTTGGCGGCCGCAATTGATGAGGCAAAGACGAGGCGGCCAAAGTTCGGCGCATTAAGAATCGAGCGAATAATTGATGCAGACGCATTGCGTAAATGGCCAACAGATTTTTGAATTGAGATTGATGCAACTCGACTTGTAATTGCAATTCGAATCCTATTGACCCATTTGGCAATTGATAATGTCGCTATTTGTCCCGCAAAAGATGAACGATTGAGACTTGCAGACTTTAAAGTTTTTGCGTTTGAGATAGTCGTTAAAGACGCTGTTCGATTGCGCGCCGTAGTCCGTAGGACAGTTGAGGCAGTTATTGCTGAGATGTTTGATGACTTTGAGTAGGCTATTGAGGTTTGTGGTTTAAGAACGAATGCGATTGCGCCATTGAGAATCTGCGTCGGGGATGAGCGAGGCGTCGTGTAGGTAACGCTCGTCTGTGTTGATGGCGCAATTAGATAGTCAATAAGAGGAATACGCGCGGAACCAAAAGAAGTTGCAAGGGTATCTGCTGTCCCATTCCATGAGCCAACAGTCGTTGAGTAAGAGTAAGCACTAACCGCGCCGAGTAATAATTGCCCTGAAGTATAAGAGACAGTCGTCGATGCAGAAGAGTTGTTAGTCGTCGTTGAGATAATCGGACTGTTTGATGCAATTGGAGATGAGGTAGCAACGCCACCAAAAACTGCTATCGCGTATCCGCCTGTCGTTGCCGGCGCTGACCCCGAACGCGTGATGCTACTGACTCCGGCAGAGCAGTTACTAATAATCCAAACCGCATAACCAAGTGAAGTAGAACTATTAAGCGCGTATGAGGTGACGGTCCCGCCATGGCCAGTCCAAGTGACGGTCGTGTTATTTGGCAAAGTCGAACTGCCATTAGACCAGTTAGCAATTGCGGTTGTTACGACAACAACTATCGTGTCTCCGGCGCTAGTTGTACCGACGGGGAGGCTCGTCGCCGCCGCGCTTGCGCCGTTTGTATATTTAAGCGTGATAGCCATTGCTGGCTACTTTACGCAGGATATGGTGCAGATTGCCAAGTCGGCGTTACAGTGATTGAGTCGCCATTTGCAAGAGTTACAGTCGAGCCATCGCTGAATGGCGCATACCAAAGAACGGTCGTCCCTGAACCTGATGCTTGCCCAACCGTTGCAGATGTCGCGACGAAGATGCCATTAACGCCAGTCCAAGTTGAACCAGAGGTGTTAGTGATAGTCACCGCAGGGTAAGTTGATTGACGAACATTGACGGTGTTTGAGCCGATGGTGACAGTTCCGGCAGATTGCGCGCCCCATGATGCGGCCGCCAAAGAAGTTCGAGTCGTATAGCCAGTTGCAGATGCAAGTTCGGTGACTGAGTAAGTGCCGGTATTCAAAGTGACGTTGATGTTAGTCAGTCCGTATCCCTGAACCGTTGCCCAAGAGGTCGTAAAAAGTCCTAGGTAAAGGGTCGATGGAGTCGTTCCCGCCTTCGGGATAACGCCCATGATGTAATCGAGTCCCTCTTGAGGGAAGAGATAGTTGGAAGAAGATGCCATGTGATTGTCCTTTATCTTGAGAACTTGAAAGTCATACTACACGCTCATCATGCTTGAATGGCTCCGCAACGGTTGGTGGGCAGAATCGCCCAAGTCCAAAATGTTGCCATTCATATTTGCCGTCGACTAGAACCTCACGTATTGGCTGATGACAGTGAGGATGCCTACAAACCCTGTCGAGCATCTTGGCCGTCATGGAAGCCTAAATGACGCTGGAACTCTTGCGCCTGAATATTGACTGCCTTCTCAATCCTGTCAATTGCATCACGAACGCTACCGCCGCCATTTGGGACTTGCTGGGCGTAAATGGCATCCTGACGATGCTCAATTTTCTCAAGTCGCGGTTCGATTGTTTCTTTGACTGAATCAACAATCTGCTTATGGCCGAACTTGACGAGTCCCCAGATAAAGGCGCTAATGCCCGATACGACTAGGAATGCATTAGCAATGAATCCAAGCCAAAAGTTTGATGCCGTTAATGATGCAAACATACTATGCGGCGGGAACCGGCCTAACCTCGCGCACTACCGTTTGGTTAAGACGAAGGAATGTCTGAGGCTTGCGGCCATCTGAACCGATGCCCTTACTTGGGACTGTCGTTGGCGCATTGACCCAGCAGTAACTAGGCCCATGCGAGTCGCCATGACTGACGGTAAGGATATCTGGGCCATGAACTTCGATGACGATTGCAGTATGCCACCCAGTCCCGGGGCCATAGACGACGACATCGCCGGGTTGAACCTGAGCCGCAGGAATGTGATGATTGGCTTGATTCGCGAGCAACGTGCCGGTGTAGCCAGAGTGATTGTAATGTTGGCCATTTGGGTCAGGAATGCCGCAAAGATTCGCGAGCAAAGTGACAAATGCTGAGCAGTCAGCCGAGATAGGAAACTTAAGCGGCCATTGACTAATCGCTTCCATGCGCTGTGCGCCTTCAGTGTAAATAAAGTGAGCCTTGTTAGCCTCAGCCCAATGCGCCCAAGCAACCAAGTTCTGTGCAGGTGTAGTCGTCATGATGTTCCTATCTGTTGGATATAAATAAAATAACACAAACGTCGGCGACAATGGCGACGATTGTCACGTTCCATATGAAGTCCCAATTCATTAAATGGAGCCGTTAGATGTGCCTAGATATTCAATCTGGACGTTAGTCGATGCAGTTCCATATGACGGCGATGCGCTTCCGTTATATCCAGTTGATGTCGCGGAACTCTGAGTTGCAAAAGTCATTGATGTCGGATACGCGCCAGTCGTTCCTGTGCCAGAGAAAGGCCAAACGAAACTGCCCATTGAGTCTGAACCACCATTTGCGTTAAACGCGATTCTGGGGCTAGCAACCGTTGCATTGTTTGCAGTCGCGCCGCCTGCAGTCGTGCAGAGCATATTGAATGAGCCGGATGTCGCCTGCGAGATTGCCGATAAGCGCATCGTCACCCGATACAAGCCAGATAAGCCTGCAGGAATAGTAAATGTTCCAGCAGAGTTTGTTATCGTTCCTGCAAGTGTTGCAGGCGAGTTAGAGATGTTGGTTGTATTAGCGGTGAATAACTGAACACCATTCGCCGTCGAACCTAACGCTGAGTTGATGCTTGATATCAACCAAGGCTTGGCATACAGAAGTGCAACATCTGCAACTAGAGCATTGTAGGCGGCCGAAGTCAGCATCTCAGATGAGGTGAACTGTTGAGGCGTGTTGTATGAGATTGAAGTTGGATTATGTGGCATGGCTCTCCTATATAAGCATCATTGTGTCTAGTTTGCCATATGTGGCATCATCAAACAAGAGGTAGTAAGTCGGCGAGGCTTGATTTATAAAATACTTAGGGTATGGGTCAAGCATGTAAGTCGAATGCCAATAGCCCGGGTCGGCCTTGAACTCATGTTGAATATTCTCAACGCCCATTCGCAGGCTGATTTGGCCGGCTGTTGATGCGCCATTTTGATTGCGAATAAAGAGGATTTGGTCATTGACGTATCGGTTCAACATCTCAGGCATTAAGTATCCGTTATTGGTTTCAGATTGAAGTTGGACTGATTGAACTCGCGGCAAGGGCGACTGATAAATGCTTGCCAAATAATACGCCGTTTGCAATGCGGCATCATTAGTTACATGCACCGTGCCACTTTTTGTCAAAGTTCCATATCCGTAAGATGCGATTGATGAAGATGTTGTTGCAATTTGGTCGACGCCATTTTGCGGCGTTACTCGAACAACGGGCCAGACATCTGCATCATCGCGAATGATTTGAGAACTAATCGCATCATAGTAAGTCGATGTTCCTGTTGCGGTTGCATCTGTCCAAACAGCCGTCCCTGTCGCGGGCGCATTTTGCGTAGCGGTGTAAAGATAACTTTGAGTGTCAAACTCAAACACTCCAGCAGGCGTTTGAAAGAATGCGCCAATATCAGTATCAGTAACTTGTTGAATGAGACTTAGCGCGGTTGAGCCAGTAACAGATGATTGAAACCCTTGAACGAAACAAGTCCCTAAGCCAGTAGACCACGTTGCATCATTCACTGTGTAATTCGTAGGCGATAAAGCGCCTGCAGTAATTGTTCCAAACCCTGCCAAGATAAGAATCTCAGCAATACGGTCGCCTGAAGATATTTGTTCCGTTAAGAGATTGCCAGCCTTGTAGCGATTCAAAATATTGTTTCTAGTTGTCTGAACATAAGGCGCACCGACTGTCAATTGAGAAACTAATCCCGACAATGGATAAATAGGCTTCGGTTGATACGTCCCCGCTGAGACACTATTGCCAATAAATAATCCAAAACCTTGCGCGCTAATCTGCCCGCCGACAGTTGGTATCTGAACAAAGATGCCGTCACAATAGACAAAAATGTTCGTGCCTGTTGAATAGATGCCGACATGATGCCATTGGCCATCGATGATGTTGATGCCAGTGGTTGTCGTTGTCGAGTAAGTGCCGTTGATATTAATTAATTCGCCTGACGGCGAGACAGCCAAAGTGTTATAACTGCCGCCGCCTGTTTCAACGAAGGCGAGAATATTTTGATTGCTCAGATTCTGGCCAAGAATCCAGAAGTCAATTGAGCCGATGACTGTTGTGTAGCCAAGTCCCTGCGCCAATTGAAGAGATGCGACATTAGTCGGGACGCCGCCATAACTTAAGTCAATGCAAGTTTGATTTGAATAAAGCAATGCGCCAGAACCATTAGTCAAGACATTGCCGCTAATTGTTAAAGTGTTGCCCAATAGAGCGTCATTGACATTACCCGCATCGAGGCCGTAGTAAGCCATATCCGAACCAATGCTGATGACCCAAGACGTATATGGGCCGGCTGAGATGCCGGCAATAAATGTGTTCGTAATATTAACGATAAGAGATGTCGCAGTCGTTCCGGCAGAGACGGTCCCAACCGCGATGATAGGCGCTAATCCTTGAACCGCCTTAGCCATAATGCTGACGGCTGTTCCAGTCGCGGGGACTGATGCCAGTGTCGGGACGGTGAAGGTTTTTGAGCCGGTACTAACTGTTATCGAAGTCGTTGAAGTCGTGATTGTGCTATTGACGAACTGCCGATAGAACAATGGGAGATTCATATCTGTGAGCGATAATTGTTTGGTCAAGTCAGCGCAAGTCAGAACAATCTCTTGATTTAGAAAGTCCATCAATCGCTCTTCGGCTGATTCAATTAATCCAAAATAGATAGGATAAGAAACACTCAACCAAGTCGCTGTAATTTTGATTGGCAACCTAGTTCGGATGACATAACCAGTGCCGTTAGTCGTTCCATTAAGAAAGAACCCTGTTCGATTATCAAGAGTCATTTGAAGGCCAGATGATTCAATTCTGTCGAGAAAGTGTTGGCGGCCTGAACGAGTCGTGAAGTCTTGAACATATGAAGTGACATCAGTCCAAGTTTGAGTCTGACTATTCGGATTAGATGGATTGAATGCAATTGAGACAGCAAGAACGGGGAGCGAATCAATCTGCGTCATTTAGTCGTCCCGCCCCATTTGCCAAAAATTGTCTTCATCGTTCTGGCATCTTTAAGCAATTGCGCGCGAACGCCGTCAGTCACAGCGCGCATGAATGCCTTGTTGGCAAGTAATTTATTTACAATCAAACCAAGTTCAAGTTCAATCTCGATTTGCTGTTGGTCATCTGGCACTGAGAATCACTTTCAATGATGGGACTGGTTTATGTAATGCATTGGCCTTCAGGATGGCGGCTTCAATGCGCATCAATTCATTGGATACGACGCGACTGCCTGAGCCGCCGCCAACAGTGCCATTTTGGTCAATGACGTAACCATGCTCATTTGCAATGCCGCCAAGGGCTTCATTGAACCGCGCCGCACCTTGCGCACCATAAGCCTTCTTCAATGCGGCTTGGCCTTTTGCTGTATCAAGGCTCGTCATACCAGCAGTCAAAATTGATGCGGGAACGACGAAAGAGGCAAGTCCCGCAATGACGACTGCCGCTATTGCCGCCGCGCTTGCTCCGCCACCATTTTCTGTCGGTGGCGGCTTCGGTATCTCATTGCCGGGCGGTACGGTCGGCGTCTTTGGTCCGCCGCCAAGGGGACTTAAGCCTGCCGTCTTTGCAGTATTGATGTCAATACTTCTTAGTAATTCAATAATGGTTGTCGTCTGCGCGCTCTTGACGCCTTCGGTCCCTTTGCCGAACAAGTCCTTGACTGAACCGAATATTTTCTTAATCTTCATAGCCATCGCGAGAACAATGACACCAGCAATACTTTCTTCGAGAGCCATCTTCAATGCGGGACTCGTCTTAAGTTTGTCAATGAATGATGAAAGGAACTTAGTCGCATCCATAACGATTGGAATAGTAAATGTCCCGATGCCTTGCAGTAAATGCTTAACCTGTTCGCCGAGTTTGGCCATCTTCGTTGAAGGCTCATTCAGGTAGGCGGCTAGCGCATCGCCATAACTCTTACCAGCATTCTTCGACTGGTCCATAATCTTATTAACTTTGTCCATGTTGTTTGCAAAGAGCAATGGACCAGCCATCGTTCGCGCACCACCACCGAACAGTTGCAGTAAGAAGTTTGAGTAGTCTTTTGCTGAGTAACCAGCCGCAATGAATCGCGTGTGAATCATTTGCATTACCGATAAGAATCCGCCCGGTTTTTTGACATCTTCAGCGACGCGTTGTTGAGTTAATCCAATTGCGCGTAAATGCTTATCAACAGTCTGTGATGGAGTCTCCATCTTGCCAAGCATCTGACTAATCATCATGCCTGCCTTTTGGCCCTTGAGACCAGCATCGGCAAAGAATGCAATCGTTGAACCAACTGAATCAAGTCCGAGGCCGAACGCCTGCATTGCGGCGGTGACTTTGCCATTCAATGCTTCAGCAAAGTCCGTCATAGTCATTGTGCCATGAGCCTGCGCCGCCCATAGCGCAATGCTTGTTGTCGTCAGATTTTGAGTCCCTTTAATATGCAATGCCTGCAAAGTGATAAGAGTCTGGGTTGTCGTTGCAAGGTCGCTGGCTGAGATTTTTGCATTGGTCGTTGTCGTGGCCGCCAAGTTCGTCGCTTGAGCGACAAGATTCATTGCCTGCGCTTGAGTGTACCCAGCCTTCGAGGCTGATACCAATGCGGGAATCAGGATGTCTGTCGCGACGCCCATCTTGTTTGATAGGTCAAGAATTGAAGGCGACATCTTATCGACTTGCTCTTTAGTCCATCCCGCCTGCGTTTGGAGAGCCTTAAGTTGGTCCGAGTATTCAAGCGCATACTTAGTCCCAAGAATCAGAGCGCCCGCGAATCCAGTCAGAGCGACGGTCGATACTTTTGAGCCTAAAGATGCAAACTTGCCGCCGAGAGTATCGGCCTTGGCCGCAGTCCCTTCCATTGTTTTGTTGGCGCGTTCGAATAAGCCAAAGAACTGTTCGCCTTCGGCCATGAGCGTCGCAATGATTGGTGGAAGTAGTTCAGCCATAACTTAACGCTAGTCGCCATTCTTTAGTTGCGAGGGCCTGCACCTTTGGTTTTGCGCGAGTGAATCCCGGTTGCATGTAAGGGTAAGTGTCATCGCCTTCACCATAATGCATTCCGAGTTCGACTCGACGCCCATACTTTGCAGTCGGACCAGTTTCAGATATCCACATGCCTTGTCGCGGGCCTCGGCTTGTAAAAACTTGAATAGAGCGTTGAACATTCCCTGTTCGTTGAGTCGGCCGATGATTGACTCTATCAACAGGCGCGCCATACGCCCATGCCTCTGAGGTTGTCCCATCTTTGTGATAGACGGTGACTTTATGCCGACCGCCTTTGACGCGAGGAATGAATTGAGCGCGCGCCTCTTCCGCAATCATCTCACCACCATCTGCAACGATTTTGCGGGCGGCAAGATTTGCGGCGGCCATCTTTGCGCGCATTGATGTAACGGCTTCATCGACTCCCGTCATATGGAATCCGACTTTGACATTATTCGTTGGCATTTGCGACTCCGTTAATAGCAAGTAACCATGCAATCACATCAACAGGTTCGTTGAGGTATTCCTCATGCGTTACACCAAACAGTTTACGATATTGCCATTCGCGATACAGCGCGGCAGTTTCTTTATCAATCTCACCACCGCCTTCTTTGAGGACTGAGCGTAAGAGACTTAGACGGTGGTAGGCGCTTTTGGGTCGATAACCGCATCTGGCGAGAAGTCAGGCAATCCGCCATACGCACGAACGCAAGCATCAGACAGAACATCATAAGTCGCCTTTGGCAAGTCGCGTAGAGCCTCGGCATCTGGCAAAACGCCATTGTTCAAAGTCCATGACGCAAGGAATGTGAGAATTAATACTTCATTGTAAGCATTCAAAATATTGAACTCGTCATCATTCAAAGTCCCTAGAGCCGACCACGAGGTTGAATCAGACGGGTCGAATCCAGCGCCTTGCAACTTCGAAGACAATGCGGCGGCGCGCATCTGCGCCTTCTGAATCTCTCTGTCCATGCGCTCAGTAATAATGTCGCGTGATTTGAGAACGGCACTTTGGCCGTTTGGTAATTCGATTGTTTGCATGGCCCTTCCTTCAGGTATTAGTAAGTAGCCGATTGGCTATTCAACAATGTTACCTTAGCGGGCGAGTAACCGCCACCCACTGCATCTGATGTATTGGAATGTCCTTCGAACTGAACCTCAACCTCGACATATGTCTTACCGCGAGTTCGCTTGACATCATGCCACTGGACGTTTGAGCATTGAACGGAAAGGGTTTGCGATGATGCCGAAGTTCCCGCCTTGTCATTAGCGTCAGTCAAAGTCAGGTTAAGCGCGCCTTGGTAACGAGATAGAGCAGTCGGCGCTTGGCTTCCGACTGTCGTTGAGAATGGGTCGTTGGCAGTTTCAAGAACGCAAAGGATTCGGCCAGATACTTCAAGCGGGCCAGCAAAGACGCGCTCTGGGCCTTGAGTTCCTTGAGTCCAAATTGGCGTCGATTTACGGTCAAACTTAACTTCAGTCTCAGCAACATATGTTGCGGCAACGCCATTCAAAGTGACAGCGGCCGACCAAGGCGCAACGAAAGCATTTTGATTCGCGGATGCGGGAGTCAATGCGCCCCATGCGCCAGAAGTCAAAACGGTGTAAGGCTGACCGGCATACTTGCCACTAATCTCAGCCGAACCATCAGCAATCGTTGTCATAGTTAATTCCATCAACTGAGCGCCCGCAATCTGGAAGGCGTTAGCGCCGTCAAAGTCGGTAATTGTGTAAGAGGCGGGCTGTGAGCCGATTGATGCGTTATTGAGCAATGAAAGAACGTGCGTGTATCCAGTCGATGCAGAACCAGTCACTGTATCAGTTCCAAAGATTCCCATGAAGAGATTACCAACGGTGTCTGTAAAGATATTCGTCTTGAAGTCATATTCATCGTGACGGGTTCCGGCAATCTGGTCGTATAGCAAAACGGGGGAGCCGCGCATTCCTTCATCGCGCAACCACTTCTGCATTGGCGTTACTTGAGGCGCGAGGACAGGCAACCATACTGACGGATTGACTGCTGTATTGCGAGTTGTCTCCTTGGCTAAACCAATTTGACTTTGTACGGATAGAAAGGCCATTAGGAATCCTTAGTTGGTCGTTGGTGGAACTGTAGCGTCTGCAACAGGCGCTGTGTTCGCGGCTGAAACATTATTGATGACGATTGTGTGATTGGCAGGGAATGAGCCGAGCAACCAACCGAACTGAGGATACCTCTCTTCGAGGAATCGAATCGCTGAGTAGTAAGCGGTTGTCGCAATTGGGAAGATGATGGCAGTCTCACTCGGCGTCAAGTGTACGGCAATCTTGGTAATGAGCGCCGCGACTGCGCCAACAATTGAAGGCACTGCGGTTCGGATGATATTGCGGGCGATATTGCTTGTCATGATTCTTCCTTAGTTGGTCGTTGGGGTTGATACATCAGAGGCTGTAGGAGCCGCTTCAGGGGCCTCAGGAGCCGCGCTAGGGGCGCTCTTGGCAGATGATGCCACTGGGCTGAGAAACGCGCTCTGAGGGTCAGTTGCAAGTTCGACAACATCGCCGGGCTTGGCGACAAGAGTCGAGCCATCAGCATTGGTAAGAGTTGGGAATGCCATCTCAACGTCGCCGGTGAATGTGAACTTTGCCATGATGCTCCTATGCCGTAATCAATTCGATGACAGTTAATCGTACTCGACTATACACCTGCGTTGTTCCCGCGCGGCCGCGAATCATGCGAGGGTAATAGGACACGACATCGATATCTTGGCCGCCAGAGGTTGTCCCTTCGCCCCATTGAAAGATGACGCCTTGAGCGCCAGCCTGAAAGTCTGAGCGAATAGAGGAAACTAATGAGTCAAGGAATGCCTCAGCAGACGCGCCAGCATCCTCAGACTTTGGTTCTTGTGAGCGAGTGAAACAGTCAAGGACGACTGAGTATTCGACTTCTTTGCGGCCTTGATGAGATGCCATCTCAAGTCGGCGCTCTCGCTGGGACTCGATGTAAATGTAAATAATTGAGCCAGTCATAACGCCCGGGTCTTCATCATCATAGAAGTCCATCTCTGGCGTGAACTTTGCAGGGAATGGTTTGACGCTATTGAGCGTCGTTATGTTTGCGCTTGAGAGATAAGAGGCAACGGCGCTTCGTATCGAGGCTCTGGACATTAAGCGCGACCCCAAACCTGCCTGAAGTCATCGAGCAAGTCGTAACCTTGAATGTCGTCTTCAATTGAGGTGACGGTTGAGCCTGAGATTGCAGTTGGCTCACCAATCTCATTCAAAACCATGCCGCCTTGCCCGCGTTGCTTCACCATCGCGACAACAAAGTGAATGACTGCCTGCTTGACTGTTGGCGGGATAGCGGAGAAGTTCACGCCCTTTGAATGCGAATGAGCAGTTGGCGATACGAGAGGGATGCTTAAGTCTGAGCCGTTATAAGTTGATGCGACTTGAACAGTTTCAGTCAATGCGCCATCCCAAAGAGTTAAATACTCGCCCGGGTAAATGCCAGTCGAATAACCAACGGGAATGGCTGATGCATTCGTTGCCACATTTGCTGTAAGGAAAGTATTTGCGAATCCATTGACATACGTGTAGTTCATAAATTGATTCGTATTTGAGGAATACGCGCCGAACATAGTCAATGGGCCAATCGAAGATTGATTAAGAGGCCCTGTCGTCACGATGAATTGATGGCGCTCAATGAAACAGTTGTCATCACTTAATGGGACATTCATCATTCCCGAACCCGGCATTGAGCCGAATGAGAATGATTGAACTTCAAGAATGGGCCAATAGGCAGGATGAATAATAAATTGGCCAGAACGATTAATAAATGTTCGGCCATTTTCAGATTCGACAGTTGCGGTTATTGTTCCAAGCGCGCCATACACATAATTGTCGGCCTTCGCTGATGCGCGAATGATTAAGTCTTGAAGAGCGGCATCTTGTTGAGTCTGAGTCCCATTGGGAATCAGGTCAGTCAAGTCAAGAGTCGATGCTGTTGGCGATGCCTTTACCTCAGCAATGGTCACATAAGGGACTCGCTGTGAGTAGGTTGTTGCGTAAGTTGCGCGAGTCATTCAGCAGTCGTTTCTTCGGATTCAGGAGTAAGGTTAGTGCAACCGCAACGCCCGCATCTGTCGCGGAAGACTGAATTAAAGTTGCAGTCATTGCAGATGAATCCGTTGGCGGCGCTGAATCGAGTCCCGACAATTGCCCAATCGCCAGTCTTCATTAAAGTTCGCGCGGCGTGGCCTTCAATATGGAAAGTGCCATCTTTGGCGCGAGCCTTCTTGACGCCATCGACCTCGACTTGCTTCAATCCTGAATCTGGGCCTACGAGCCTACTCATCATCTTCCTTTGATACTTGCCATTGAAACGTCGCCGCAATTCTGTTGAGCAACTTGATTGATGCTTCGGTAATTGTGACGCTTGTAATGCTTGAGAACAAACTCATACTACTCCCTTCCAAGTGCCGGCCGACTGACTCCCAAGGAAGGGAGTGGGAGTCAGTCGAACCGACGAATGGGTGACTAGGCGACGATACCAGTGATTGCGCCGGACCATGCTGGTGCGCGGTGAATCATAGTTCCATACTGGTAACTGCTGATGTCGTATGCCATCTGAATCTGCGGCCATTCCACCACGAGCATGTCTGTCACGTTGCGCACTTCAACAGTCTCAGAAACTCCTGAGTCTGGGAATGGCAATTGCTTCGAAACAATCAAAGCGACGCCGGCAGGCATGTAAGGGTGTGGGTCGACAGAAACAAACTTGCCAGTCGTTTCGTTCTGGATACCAGAAACTACTGAACCGATGGTAAGTCCGTCAGAACCAGTCTCGTAGTTGAGACGGTAGCCGGTTGGGTTGCCCTGCTGTTGGATGCTCTTGGCGAGTGAGCGACGAATCGCACCAGTCGTCAAAACGTAGTCAGGGTCACCGATGACTGAGGCGTACAGGCTAGCGAATGCAGTCTGGAAGTCTCCGCCCGGCTCTGACTGATTCAGAACACCGTTCAGGTTGTTTACGTATCCGGACTGATTAGGGTCAGTCAAGACAGTTACGAGTCCGTCATATGCCAAAGCGTTAGCAGAGGTGTCGACGGTTGGGGCAGTTGCCGATGAGGCGGCCAATGAGGTCAAGACGATTGTCTTAGTCAAAGGTGAGGTGGCAAACCAGCCATTCGTGCCATCGTTCAAGTAGATGTTTACGCCAATCGCGCCAGCAGGTGGCGTCGGTACGGTGTAAGTGATGGTGAGGTTTGCCGATGCAGTCGTTGCGGAAGGCAACGCGATGCGGGCAGTCTCGCCAGCGCCAGTCTTGAAGGTCAGGTAGCCGGTGTAAGTTCCAGCGGCGATTGAACCACCAGATGAAACAGCCTGAGTGATGGTGCCGATTGACGCAACGCTAAGAGCGCCAACGTAACCAGTTCCAGAACCGCGAGCGAACAAGAGGTTCTTTTCTTCACCAATCATGTGCGCCCACAGCAATGCAGTGTGCGACAATTGACGGATGTCGGCGTAGCCTTGACCCGCGAACTGCGCCTGCATCAAGACTTCGTCCGACACACCCTGCTCAACAGCAGTAACAACCTTACGGTCGGCGGCGTAACTAATCTTCTTTGGACGCTGAAGGGTAGCGGCTCCGAAGGTGTCAGTCGTGCTTGACGAACTGAAGAACGTTGAGAGATTTGCTACTCCACCAGTACCGGAGTTCGATACACCCAAGATGCGACGGAACTCGTGAGCCTGACCAACGCCAGAGGTGCGGGGCAGTGAGTTGCGCAAAATGAATGAACGAGGAACCAGCATTGCAAGTGCAGGGTTAAGGTCATAAGGAACAAGACCAAGATTCGAACCGAAGTTTGGAACGCCACTAAGTGGGTTGCTCAAGGTCCAGTCTTTGGAGATGTCCTGAAGTGACTCAAGCGCCTTCAATGCATCAGCCTGCTGTTCAGGCGATACACCCTTAGTTACAGACTCACGAAGAGCCTCAACTGCGGCGGCAGGAGTAGGGGTAGTTGATTTGACAATTCCCTGATAACGCTCAAAACGGTCGCCGGCGCGAGCGCCCTGTGCGGCCTTCTGGTGTGCGGTAGTCATTGCTGACTTGAACGCTTCAAAGCGGTCAATGCGCTCACCCTGAGTAGCGGCATCAGCGAACATGTCGTTCAAGGATGGTGCGGCGTAATTCATGTGATTACTTTCTATTAGATGTTTGTGCGAAGAGCGCGAACTGCTTCCTCGGCTTCAAGAGCCTTGGCGAGGTATCCGGTCTTCAGGTCGGGTTGTTCTACTTCATTTGCAAGCGCGCGGTAACGAATGGCCATGAGTTCGCGTGTCTCAATCTCGGCCGACTTTACTGCCTGCACCTGCGTTTGGCGGATTGCGGGGCCGCCGGGCGCCGCCATTGACTTAACAATCTCAAGTTCTGCGCGAAGACTCTCAATAGTCTCAGCCTGTGCAGTTTGAGTTGCCTCATACTTAGCGGTCACTTCATCAAGGCCAAGAGCCTTTACGAGTTCGTCACGAAGTTCGGCGCGCGCGGAGTCATCCTCTGCAGTCGCCGCCTTAATGATGTCTGGGTTGATTCCTAGATTCACGAATGCCATTGTGTCATAGTCCTCATCGTTCATGTTCTCGCTAGAGAATGGCGAAACTGTTTCGCCTTCGTCTGCTTCATTCTTCCACCAATAGAGGAAGTCATGCAGAATGTCAGTCAAGCAGGCAACGTCGCAATTCTCATCCTCGCCTTTGGCGAACTCATCAAGTTCGGCCTTCAAGACTTCAATGATGCCGTCGCGAATTGAACTGAGCGTTGCAGGGTCGTGCAACCAAGTTCCATCGCCAGCCGCCTTATTCAATTCAGCAACAAGAGTGCCGACTTCGCTCAATGCAGACTTAGGCGCTTCAATTGCATCAGCGACAGGAGCCTCTTCAGCAATTGGGGCTACCTCAGCCTCAACAGGCGCATCTGCGGCCGCTAGGGGCTCTTCAGTAGGCTCTACAGCGACTTCAGGCTCAACGGCCAGAGTCTCTGCGACAGCCGCCTCAACATCTAGTGCAACATCTTCAGTCGATGCATCAACAATTGCATTGTCGACATCTTGACGCTCTTCAATAACGGGCGCGGGGATTGGCGCGAATAGTTCCTCATCGTCGCTCTTAGTCGTCAATTGCAAACCTGACGAACCGCCTGCATTTGCAATCTCAATCATTGCGGTTGGATTTGCGGGACGGTCGACATAACTAATCTCAACGATATCGCCTGAGATGATTCGACCATTTGGCGCGGCGGCATCTTTAACGACGCGAGCATTCTTGATACCAATTGAGTATCCTTTGAGAACGCCAGTCTCTAATTTTTTGCGAGTCGAAGGGTCGACGCAAAGAGACTTCAGGTAGAAGTTCTCTCCGTCAGTATCAAGCGATAAGCCGATGCCCGCCGCAATTGGCTGATGCATCTCGCGAACATTGCCAATCTGCATCCATTGAGGCATTGCCTTCGCTAACCAAGATGGGTCACAGATTTGGTAATCAAGGTCGAGGTCAGGGCCAGTCGCCTTGCCTGTAACGATGAGGTCGCCATTCTCGTCATATGACTTCTGAATGTCGCCGGCGTAAACGTGAGTTAGTTTCATGAGTCTCCTAATTGAGTACGGGGTTAATATAACACCTACAGCCCGGGTGTTGTGGCGGGGTCGCATCAGTTACATCATGCGGATTTGCATCTTGCATTGCGGCGCATTCTTCACAGGCGTCGTCATATGCCACCCATTCGAATTGCTGGTAGCCATTGGTCATGTAAGTATCGACTGTTGCTTGAATCATTGCTCGGCCTGCTTCAGTTTCAGCAATCAGAGTCGCGCGCCAAGAGTCATTGACATAGGACTGAATTGCATTTGCCATCTCCTTTGGAGTCCCGCCATTGGCAAGATGCTGGCCCAAGATGTCCCCAATTTGATTGATGGTTGTATTTGTCAAGCCCTTGAGAGTGATATTGGCGCTGTCGAGCATTTGTTTCAGGCCGCCATTTTGAAGTTGGGCCGCTTGATTTGAGCCACCGGGCTTCCAAGTCCCCCAATTGATTCCTGCAACAAGTTCGGCTAATCCTGCGCCAAGCGATGCGCCAGAAGGCAATTGATTAAGCGCGATGTGAGAGCCTGCGAGATATGAGTCACGATACAGACTCTGCAATAGGCGAGCAAGTTCCTTTGAATTGATTCGAATGACTGAACGAGCCAATGCGCGGCCAGAGCGACTGACGGGCGATTTATTATTGCGCGCCAAGTCAGCAATCTCATCAATGTTGGTGACGAGATTCTTCAATGCTTCAAGAATCAAAGGCTCGTAGTGTCGCTCAATACGTTGGCGGAGTTCCTCTGAAGGTAGGTCGGCTAACCGACCCTTCGGTAAAGGGATATCTGTTATCTCCTTACTGAGGATTGATTCAAACTTCTTTGCGAGGCCATTGCGCGATTGAGTAAAGACGGCAAGTTTGGCGGCATGATTCAATTCATCAGCGACAGACTTTGCAATGACTTCAAACTCAAAGTCGCGCCAAGTCTCATCAGACATGCGACGCTTGACGAATCGATTGAATGCCCTTAGTTCAGTTTGCGCCGCTTCGCTCTTACCGATATCTTGCGAACTGACGCGTGGTGAACTTTCGGTCGTTTCGCCTTCCGCGCCTTGCGCGCCTTGCTGTGTTTCGGACTCGACCATACTGAGGGCATTAGTTACTCCTTCGGATTGTTTGATTGCTTCGGCCTCTTGCGCGGCTAATTGCCCGCGAAGGAATACTATGCCGCCACCGGGAGTCATAACGAATGGCTCATCGGCTTCAGGAATATCAAAGAGTGGCAGGCCAAGTTCGCCGCGAACGTCATTGAATACTTTCTGTCCTGAGAACAGAGCATCCTGATTTGCTTTTGCAATGCGACTTGAATTGTCCTTGCTCTCGCCGCCAGAGAAGATGATTGTCACCTCACGCCCAACGCCTAAGAATCGGCGCGATAGTGAGTTGATAATGTCTGTAAGCCATTGCTCAAGCGGGCGTGTCGCTTCAATCTCTGATTGGTCTTGCTCACCTTCCTGCTGTCCTCGGCCGCCTAAACCAGAGCGAGGGACGACGCCAAGTGCTGAAGGCGCGACTCCAAAGACTGAGCCAATGCGCTTGATAAGAAACTCATCGTAAGTCTCTTTGTATCGCTCATCGAGATTTGGCGCGAATGTTGGCCGCATACCCTTTGGCAACATCTTGATTCGGTGGCGCTGAGCCGCTTGTCCGGCGAGTTGGTCATTGAGGATTCGCTCCATTGCCATTAAGCGCTGTGGGTCCATCTCATCGCCATCAGTCTCCATAAATGTCTGAGGCATCGTGCCGTCGATGTATTCGCTCTTCATCCAACGCTGACGCTCTAAGTAGAGAGTTGCGGCGGGCAATGCGGCTTCAACGGTTGAGTATCCGTAAGGACTCCAAGTGCGTCGATTGCGAACGAAGTAAGCAAGTTGGTCAGTCTTGAACTCGCCAGTCAGTCCTTCGCCTGAATAGAACTCACCATCATTGAGTTGCGATGCTTGATACTCACCGCGAGGGAATCCCCAAAGAATCTGCTGGAACGCGGGCGATGGCGGCCGAGGTTGGTCGCCTCGATTGTCGAGCAACACTTTGATTGTCGGTGAGTCAATAATTTCAAAACCAAGAATGTCACCGCCTAGCGAATAGCGAGGGTAGATTGCAACGCCATCGAATGGGAAGTGTTGCCAGAGCAACTCAGTCATCCATTCAGCGAATCCTCTGTCACCTTGCGGATATGGATTATCCCAAAACATTTGCAGTCGGTTGATGGTGTCGGCAAAACGCTCACGACCAATCTTGGCCGCCTTCGATGATGAAACATTCTCTGATGCCATGATGTCGCGAACTGCATCATCGCTAATTGTGAATGACCAATCCTGTGAGATGATTTGATTAATGCGAATCATGATGCATCGATTAATAATGTCGCATTGCTCAGACATCTTGCGAAGTAAAGTCCATGATTGCGTGTTGAGTGTTAAGTCAAGGTTTGTTGCTGGCAGGTATTCGTAACGGCGAGGCAGAGCGCGGCCAGTTTCATCGAGGACTGGGTCAAGTGGCGTTGGCAAGAATGGCGCGGCTGGCCCAAGTTGCGAGCCGAAGATGTCTGATGAACGCGGGAGCGGCGCTTGAATTGAGCCGGGCGTCATTAACAGAGCCTCTTGCATTGCTGGTTGATTGACGGTCGTATTGACGTAGCCTTGAGCGCCTTGCATTGGCGTTCCCATCAACCCAGCCTTCTCAAGTGCTGATTCAATTGCCTTTGTCATCTCAGCGTTCTTGTCTCGGCGATTGAAGATACCCATGTGACTCCTAGTTGAATGATAACGGGCCAAGATTAACACCACTCGGCGCGTTCAATGTCTTGCCACAACTCAGACATACGATAGCATCCTTCGCGTTCGGTATCCCGCAGTAGATGCAGTCATCCATGAGATGCGCAAAGAATCTGTCAGTCGCGCCGCCCCAAGTGAATCCGACTTCACTCAAGCCATGAACCAGAGCATCAAGTCTGTCTGGCGAATAACCAGAGTCTGGCAACCAGTTAGTCATTTGGTCTTCAAGCAAGTCGAATTGGCCGACATGGAAGATTCTGCCTTGCTCATAGGCGGCCGCAATTGGCTGAGCGCGAAGATACTTGCCTCGGGATGCGCTGATTGCTTTGTATGGGACTGACGGCGAGATTGTTCGGATTGTCGATTCAACCATGTCGCCGCCTTGATTCTTTTCAGCAACAACGATGTCTGCATTGAAGTCATTGAATGCTTGGATGACTCGATTTCCCCAACCAAGCG